GAGGTCAATGCCTAAAATCTTTTCTAGACTATCCAACGTGGGTTCAATCTCATCGATATGGATTGCACCAACACCGGGCATTGCCCCACCTTCAGTTAAAATGCTCATCTTCTGCGTCTTGACTCTGTGGTAGTGGTGGCCGGAGCAGCATTTGCTTCCGGTTTTTTATGTGCTGCTGCGCCGAAATCACCGGTTGCAGGCTTTTCTTCCCCGCCTTCCTGATCAAGCTTAGCAGTTTCATCTTCGATACCTTTCGGCATAGTCGGTGAGGCTTTTGAAAGAGCAAAAGCAGTTTTTGCTAGTGTTTTGATTGCACTCTTATATCCCGACGGGTAGGAATCTTCAATGGATTGAATCATGGGAAGGACTGTAGCTTCGCTAGCTTTCCAATCTACACCATTCATATACTGTTTAAACCAAGCTAGCATATACTGACCTATTGATTGTTGTCCGCCACTTGGCTGCGATTGCTGTGCTTGAGGAACTGTGGGTGTATCTAAAGTAGCGTTTGGTGGAAGATTGATGTTTTGTGGAGCAGGGGTTGAGCCTGCCTTACCAACCGTTGCAGTAGTTTTGGCAGGCGCGCCGCCGAATCCCGGACCGCCTGTTGTAACTTCCATGATGCTTTCGAATAATTGGTTTAGTTTAACGTAGCGAGTTTCAGCAATATAGTAGTTCTTACCTTCTTTCAGTACGGAAAGACCTAAGTCTTTCCAAGTAAGTCCTACTGCTTCTACCAACTTGTTAGCGAAATAGATTCTCCAAGCTTCTGACATAGTTTTACCTGAACGAAGATTATTAACCGCTTGATTGGCAAAACCAGCATCAGTTCCTGCTCGTTTAATAATACCTTCTACGCCTTTAACAGCGTTATTCCATTCAGGAGTCCCTTGGCGGTCAGCCATTGAATTAACTAATTCTTTAGTCAACGCAATTTTTTGGTTCTTGTCAGTAGCTTGATTAATTGCTTGTGCAGCCTGCTTAACGTAGTTATTGATATTCTGTGTTGTTTGCTGTTGTGACTTATTAGCTGCAACTGCGGGTGCTGTGGCACTTGACTTGGCTGCGGGTGCCCCGGGAGTAGTTGGGGATGTCGGCGTAGCAGGCGCTCCCGATGTAGCTGGGGTAGTTGGAGTCGTCGGAGTAGCTGGAGTAGCTGGAGTAGCTGGAGCTCCCGGTTGTCCCGGCTCTGGTTTAACATCAGCAGGATTCTTTTCTACGGCTGTGGGTGCAAGAGTTCCTCTTGCTTTAGGATCTACAAGTCGACCTTTTACTGCATTATCTAAGGAAGTAAATGCATCATCATAGAAGTCTTTCAGAAACATGTCCTGAATCATTTGCTGCTTGAAGCCTTTGCCAGTAAAGCCGCTCTTGACTGCGGCCGAACCTACGTCTCCTATAAAGCTGCTTAAGCTAAGCTCGGCAAGTCTTTGTTCTTCTATTTTCTTGAATTCACTTATTTTCATGTTTCTTCCTTAAGGACTTTGCAAATCTTGCTTGATCTTTACCCTTAATTGCGCTCAACAATTTCTTCTCAAGCAGTTCTGCCTTATCGGAAGGATAGTGTTTTTGCATCAATTCAATTAAATTGATAGCACTAGTAATAATGTTGGACGCACGGTTTTCAATGATGTTATTAATATCACGAGTGTCTCCGAACGACTGGAGTTCTTCTAAAAGGCTACGAGTCTTTTTTTGCATAATAGTGTAAAGATCCTACTGAATGTATTTATTCTTAAATCAGAAAATCATTTCTTAAGTGAACTCAATAGTGACTTTAATTTAGCGGATTGTGCGTCTCCTACACCCTTAGTTTCTCTTTGTTGAATTGTATTATGCACTGCCTCGTTAGTAGAACCTACTTGACTCGTAGTTTTAATTTGACTTAGTATCTGATTAGGAGTAGGCTGCTGTTGTCTACCCTCTTCTGGATCGTCATCAGTAATACGCATAGTTTCGATGTTGTATTCCAAGTCAATCTTTTGCCCGACGCCAGTAGAACTACGAGACTTCATACACTGAATCTGATACTTGCCTCGCTCTTTCATAGAACGTGACGTAAAGATACCGAACACATAGTCAGCAGTGTTAATCTTAGAAATACCACCTGCGATGTGACTGTGATCGAATTCGATTTCTTCAACTGCGCTACGATTCAACTGTGATGCAGTGATGAGAAGAACACCAAGTTCTTTCGCTAGATTGCGAAGTTCTTCCGAAACATACTTGTCCTTGATGAACTGGTCATTAGGATTAACTTTGACAGATACCGGCATGACCAAATCAAGATAGTCAATCATTACGAAATCGACCTTGATGCCAGTCTGAATCTGCACTTCTTTGATGTAGCTGCGAATAGCGTTTACGTTACTCTGTGCGGGCAATGCCTTTACACGATACTTACCAAACTTCTTGCCAGCCATCTTGACTCGTAATTCAGTATCGTCCAAGTTCTTTCTAATGTCTCGTGTACTCATATTAGTCAACATAGCATCAGTACGAAGCGATGTCAATTCTTCTGAAAGTTCAAGCGTGATGTATACCCCACTAAGTCCCTGACTAAGCCAGTTAAGTGCGATGTTCATCATAACAAGCGACTTACCAGAACCCGAACCACCAGCAAAGATGTTCAACTCGCCGCGACTCATCCCACCATACATAACTCTGTCAAGCTGCGGCCAGCCAGTAGACACCTGACCACCTGCATTGAAATACTTGTTCAATCGTTCCTTAGGGTCAGCAAAGTAATCTGTACCCATGTCACGTTGTAGACTGATTTGCACTGCATCTTTGATTAGTTGTTCGACCGGGTCAAACTCACCCTTCTCAAGCATATCTGCTGCTTTAAGAATAGCTCTTTCAAGCTCCTGACGCTTAGTGAACGACTCAAATTCTTCCAAGAACCATTCATAGTGTCCGTCAGATAAATCTTCGATATGGTCAATTGCTTCGCCTGTGGTTGCTTTAATCTGCGTTATGTCAGGCATAATGCTATACTTGGCAGTATGCTCTACGATAAATTCAGCAACGTTTCTTAGGCTACGATCAAAGTTTTCTGGATTCATGATGTTCATGACACGAGTATACAACTCGGAATTCGTGACCATCATCTGAAGGAATAGACGTTGTATATCAGTGTTATATTCTTTTAGCAAGTTTTGTCCTTATCATCTGTAATTTGATCTTACTGTTAGTTGCACTTTTCAGTATACTTAGCAGTGTCGGCAATTTGCCATATTTTACTACTGCATCATTAGCATCTTTTATCTCATCACTCCATTCGGGAATGGCGACATGAAACCCTAGCTCTAATGCTCTATCGCAAATTGCTAGTCCAGTCTTATCTAAGTCTGGAACGACAATCACTTTGCGATTAAGCCTTCGTAATATCTCTGCTTGCTCATCACTAATTGTATCATGGGTTAGCGCACAGGCGTTAAGAGAAAGGGCGTCAAAGATACCCTCAACTACTAAGCAAATTTCCCAATTAGGCTTCTGAAAATCATATCCAAACACATACCCAGTCTGCTGTTCTTTGATGAACTTTGGTGTTCTGTCATCAAGATACCTACTAGTATGCCCTACTATCTTGCCCTCAAACGTATAAGGGATAATGATTCTGTTACTATTTCTGCCTTGCTCATTAGGAGTAACCATAAAAGGATACTCATCATGCTTTATAGCTCGGCTGCTCAAATATTCAATGAAGACTTTATGTTTCTCATTAGTAGCATCAAGTAGTTCAGCATCAGGCAGCGATAGTTCTTTGAACTTTACTTTCTTCTTTTCTTTTCTTACCTTGATAAAATCAAGCAAGTCTTTTTGTTGTAGACTCTCTAGATTCCACTTAGCAATCTGATTCTGTTCAATGCCGCACCATTCAAGTAACTGTCTTGTGTTGCGACTGATACTCTTTCCTAACTGAAACCCAGCTTTGAAATCACAATTGAAACAGTGATAGCTCCAGTTGTCGCCATCAAATCTAATGCCTGCTCTGCTTCTCTTGTCAGCTTTGTGCCCGCGGTGATGACAGCAGACCGCATTGAAGCTAGTCCAGCCGCTTTGGGTAAGCTTCTTCTTTCCCGGAATAATTGTCAGGATATCAAACATTAATTGACTATAACACTAAATTCGTTATCGTGCAAGTATATTGGTTACCGCACCTGAATTACTTGTAAATTCTACCTTGACGAATGGATGATAACCATGAATGGTGTAGCCTCTAGTTTCAGTGACATCAGCTAGTTCATTATCTTCTTCAATAATATAGAAGTCACCGTCTACGATACTTGATCCTAAAATAGCAACATTTCCGTAATATTCGTCATAGCGTGTTTGAATAGTTAGGACTGGATTAGATTGTGTGTTAATGATACTTGTGTCGTATACACGATTAGTATTGCCGCT